TTTGATTTAGTTCATAGTGAACAATTTAATGATTTTGTAAAAAATACTTTAAAATAAACTTAAAACAGAATCCATAGATATATTTGTTGAATTAGTAACCTTTCCAATAATTGAAGAAGGGTCATCCACAACTTTTAAAATATACTTTCCTTTATCTTCTGATTTATCATAATTTTCAATTGTTTTTTGAACTTGTAATACAAAATTAGTTTCATTTGCAAAACCTAATTTTCTTGCTGTATCAAGTAATTGTGATTTAAATTTATCCCATCTTTCTTCACTTGGAGCATCTAATATACCTTTAATAAATGCTACAGCATTTTCAACAGTAAATTGAACACCTTCTTTATAACGTTTATTTAAAAATGTTGCCATATTTCCAGTAATATTTGAATTAATCATTGATTTCAAATATGCTTTGCTTTCTTCTGTTCCAAAAGTTGTCGTGTATGGTTCAATATCTAATAAATCATTAGTTATACCTTCAAATTTAAACGAAACATTTACTTCATTTGGTGCCCAACTTCCAATTTTTCCTGTTCCAAAATCAATTGAGGTAATTTTTGGATTCATATAAGTATACACCATCATTTTATCCATATACATTTCAATAACAGAAATTTTATCAATGAAATTAAAATAACTATCTAAATTCCATCCCCAATGAGTTGGGTCAGTATCAAATTGATGTAATAATATTTTTTTATCATAATCTGTATAATCTTTACATAAGAATGTATCATTAATAACTTTTAAATATGTAAAGAAAAATTGTTGTACAGGATTTTCTTTAACATCATAAAAAGAAATATTTAAATCTCCATATGATAATTTTTCATTTACCAAACGTGGACGATTATATTCATTAAACTGTTTAACCTCAATATTAATCTTTGGTTTACTAATTGTTTTAACAAATTTAGATAATTCAAATGACAACTGTCTTAAAATAAATTTATCTGGTAAATAATCAGCATTAGTTTCTGCATCAACATCTGCACTAATACCTAAAGCTCCACCAATAGCATCTGTTACCCCTTTTTTTAAATTTGAAAGAGAATTAGAAACCGATGAAATTGTACTTGAAATACTATCTGAAATAGTATCAAAAAAACTTTTATTAGTATCTTCAGAAACAGAATTTTGATATGATTCAGATACATTTGTTGATGCCTGTTGGGCAGATAATCTAGTTAAATATTCAATTAATGATTTTTTTTGATTAATCAAAGTTTGTACTTCAGAATTCAATGAAAAATAAACAAAAAACATTGTTTCTGGTTTAGGAAGATTTGGAATAGGAGCTTTTGTTTGATATTTTTTTTGACCTTCCAAATTTGTATATTCAGGGATAAAATCTTGTCCATAAGCGGTACTTAAATAATCAACACCACTTAATGCTTTTACCGCATTTGAATTATAAAATTTATTAGTAACTCCGCTAATTAATGATTCTATTCCCATAAGTAAATCTCCATTTTCTATTATAAATATTTATATATTTTATATTTAAGGATAATTTATGGCAAATAGAAAAAAGTTAGATGATGAATTTAATATTTTATCACCTTCTGAAATTCAACAGGCAAATGATATTGCTTCAGCATTAAATATTATTAATAAAGAAAATATTGTTACAGAAACTGAACCCATAGAACTTAAAAAATTTATTGTTCAATCTAATGAAAATATTAAAGATTTAACAAAATTATCATTAGAAGAAAAAACAGAAGTTGAATTAGATTTTATTGCTGACCAAGCTAATCAAGCATTTACAGATTTAATGGATGTTGCTTTAAATACCCAAGGAAAAGCGTGTGGAGATATTGCATCAGCAGCAAATAATTTTTTAACAATTAAATTAAATTCAAAATTAGCCAAAATAGATGCTAAAATGAAAAAATTAAATTATGAATTAAATAAGCAAAAATTTGAAGCATCTTTAAATAAATCCAATAAAGATGATGACGATGAAGAAGAAGATGATGGAATTCAAATTATAAATGTTTAAAGGTGCCGAATTCGGCACCTTTCAATTTATTCATTCGTATATTCTTCTGTTGTTTCTTCAATATCATCTTCAATAATTTCATTACCATTATCATCATACAAAATATTTTTAAAATCTTCTTCTAATTGTTCATTAAATGTTGGATTATATCCAATTTCTTGCATTAATTTTGATTTAATTCTACGTTGAGTTTTTTCAGAATTTAGTGTAGCAGTAAATTTATTTGATGCCACTTGTGTTAAATATGAAAAAACATTATTAGATTTTGATTCTTCAAACTTTAAAGCAACATCACATAAATGTACTAATGCTGACCCTTTCATATCATCTAAATATGTATATCCTGACCAATTTCCTGATTTTGCAAATTGGTCAACCAACATAATTATCATATATACTAAACCATCACTTAATCTTCCTTGAGAAATATCAAAATGACCTGTTTCAATAGTATCTCCTTTCCAATGAGAACGTAAAACTTCTTTTGCATCTTTCATAATATATTCAGAAAATGTTTCTGATAAATTTTTAATTTCTTGTGTTAAACTTTCTATGTTTTCTTTACATAATTTATTATTTTCTTTATAAGGTTTTTGTTTTTCTTTTGTTTGTTGATTTAAACGAATATTTCTATTATTATCTTTAATTATTTCTTTTAAATTTGAAATTTTTAAATTTAATTCATCAATTTTACTTAAATTATTACCAAATGCAATAAACACATTTTCATACGATTTTTTTGTAATTAAAAAATGTTTAAAAGGTGACATTTTTAATTCTTGTAAATTAACTTTACCATTTTTACAATAAGGTAATACGTGTTCATTTGTCATTACACGAATAATAATATATTCATTATTTGGATTTTTTTTAAAAAAATCATTGACAACATTAGGAGTAATTAAATTATAATCATCACAAATAATATCATAATGTCCATATTCAGGTTTTTCATAACAACAATAAGTCAATTTAGATTTATGAACTTCTTCTAATAAATTTGAGTTCTTTAAAAAATATCTTTTTTCATTTTGCATAATAATCCTTTATCAATAATTAAAATATTATTGACATTATAACATAAATTAACATTTTAGCAAATATTTATTTAGAAAAGTAATGAATACACAATACCAGAAGTTTGTTTATAATGACCATTAATATCTTTCCATTTATATCCATCACATAATTGTAAGCATTGATGGTCTTCATTAAAACGGATAGCACCTTTATAATTTTCATTTGGTTCAATTTCTTGGGAATTTCCTAACTCATCCAAATAAGTACCATCACCAACCTTTAATGCTCCTTTATCGGTAATTTGTATAAGAGTATCATCGTCTGTAATAATCGTACTATCTTTATGATTAATATTAATTGCCATTTTATACCTTTACAATTTCAATATCTAATTCCCATTCAACCCAATCCATATCTGGTGTAACTAGTGGATTATTTGTACCAACACCAGAAACTGTAATCATCAATCTATTATCAAAAATTGTTGGTTCAATTTCCCAATTTAAAGCCTGTCCAGAAGTTTTACCAATTAATTCAAAATTAGGTTGTCCTACAATAATAACTTCATTTGCACCATTTGATAACGTATGAGATTCAACTAATAATCTAACTATCCAAGAAGCAGTTTCTGGATTTCTAATACCAAATTCAGGATTAGACATTTTATCCATTTTTTCTTTAGCTACAGCTTTAATTGTTACCAAATTTGCTGATTCTTCTTGAATGTCAATTTGAATATTAGCACTTGTTATATCACCAGTTGATTGTAAAATTGTTGAAATATTTTCTTTATTATAATAATTTTGTGGTCCAATTAATACCCAACCACCATTATCTCCAACTGTATCATCATAAACATAGAATTTTTTTTCTTCTTTATTATAGTAAATATCTCCTGCTTGATGAGAACCAGTATCGGTAAAATTAATAGATAGAATTTTTTTCCATCGTTCATCTTCAATATCAGATGTTTCATTAACACACATATACATACCGTTATAATCACTATCAAGTCTAAAACATAACATACCGACAACTGGGTCAGTCGGAAATTTTTCATTTGCAAAATTTTCAACTAAATGAAAAAAATTGTTGGATTGGTCTTCACCATAATCAGCTGATAATTTACCAATCAATGATAGATAAGCTGAATTTTTATCTAAAACATTAATAATTTTACTATCAGGAATAAGACCTTGTGAATATTGTGAACCATTTGTTCGTGTAATTTGATATGTCATATGCTAATCCTATTAATCTTTATAATTATTTACCACTACTCACCAATTCTAATATTGTGTTCAGTAATTTTTGTAATAATTTGAACATCATCAATTGAAGCAGATGATAATAAAATTTCATCTTCTTCACATTCAATTTCAAATAAATTACCAAATTTATCATCTGAATATGTTGGAACAATTACAACAGTACCAATATTTTGCTGTAATTTTTGATGAACATAAGTTGATAATTGTGTAAAGAAAAATTTTTCTCCTGCTTCCATTGTTGCAAAAAATTCATCAACTGCTTGAATAACTTGTTGTTTAATTTCATTATCACTCATAGTAGTTGTTTCATTTTTAATAACTCTAAAATTAGCTTTAAATTCATTATCAGATTCATTACCAAATAAAACTTTATAACTTATTGGATGCCATACCATTGTATCAGATACCATACAATAATTTTCTAATTCAGCAAATAATGATTTTAATTCATAAGCAGATGGTAATTTAGGAAATGTACCTTTTTTACCATTTTTTAACCATTCTTGAACAGATTCATAATATGTATTCGTTAATACATACATATCCATAATATTTGTTGGACAAGGGTCAATTACATAAGATGAAGATGCATAATGTTTCCATAAAAACAATAAATTATCAATACCAGTTCTAATATAATAACTATCATTACTATAACGTTCCATAGTTTTATACATAGAATTCCAATATACTAATTGAGAACCTATTTCAACATCTTTAATTAATGTTGTATTACCTTCTATATCTGTTGTCCATTCAACTTCGTGTCCATCATAAACAACATCTACATCATATTTTTCACCTTTATTAAAGGTAAATGGATTTGATGGTGTCCATTCATATGTTACACCATTAGATAATTTTACTTTTTTGCTAACAGTTACAGATACTGGTAAAACAGTTCCTGCTGGAAAAATTGTTCCACCTGTTTGACAATAATATAAACTTGATTCTGTTGTATGACCCCATAAACTATCAATTTCTTGAACGGAACTATCAAAAGAACCATATTCATCATTTGTTTTTAAAAAGAATAAATTCTTTTCACCAATTGATGTAATTTCACTAAATTGACGTGGATTATCAGAAGTAGAATCTTTATCAGAATCATAACTTGAAACTTTAAATTGATATGGGTCAGTATAACCATCAGGATATTTAATTGTTTCAATTGGCTTCCAATAATAATCTTCAGATAAATTTTTATTATTATTTGAATTCGTTTTTAAAACTTTAATATAATCACTTGTTATAAATGATGCATTATCATCACTTTTATCATTTGTATTAAAAAAGAAAGCAACTTTTTTATCAGAACCAAAGATATAATCTAAATAGCGAACAGTATAATTCCAAGATTGAGATGAATCATATTTAACTTTCATAATCCAGTTTTTATATAACCCACTATCAGTATAAGGATTTTCATAATCAAAATCCAATGAATCATCGGCTAATGTATCATAATCTAAAACATTCCAACGTTGATTAATATAATCATAAGATAAACCGAAAGAAACTTTGTCTTCAATTTTATTTGAAATTTCATAACGAGCTTGGGCATTTAATGAAATAGTAAAGTTTTTATAACCACCTTTAGCATACCATTTATAATTTGGGTCTAAAACTTCATTAATTGTAACTGAATATTCTTCTTCACTTTCATCACTTGTTGTTATATTAGTGATTTTTGCCCATATTTCACCATCATAACCATCTGCTTGGAATTTTATCATATATCCAACTTGCATTTGTTTTAAAATTTCTGATTTAGGAACAACAACGCCTGTTGTTAATGTTTCTTCACCAACATCAACCATAAATCTACCAACTGAACTATTTAATCCAGTTGTATAAGTTTCATTCCAAAATAATTCTTTTGAAGAATATGAATAAGAATTTTCAGGATAATATGAATAAAAGAAATTATTTAAACTATTTGAAGATAATAATGTTTCTATTGTATTAATAATTTGAGTTGTATTTGTTGTATCTTCAATAGCTGTTTCAGTCATATATAACACATCTTGTTTATATACATAACCATCTTCGGCTAAAATATTTAAATCTTGATATGTTCCTGTTGGGTCATTAAAATTAATATAACGGGAATTTCCAGAATAAGTTCTATTAATTGCTTTTAAAACTCTAACTTGTTGTCCAATAGATTTTGGAAAATAATTATAGTCTTGAGCTGTAACCATTCTATTTTGTGTTGAATATACTTGTGGTGCTCTTTCACGAATATATTCCATAGATTCTTGTGTAACTGATTGTCTAATATGTGATGCATCTGTAACACTAAACACTAATGTTAAATAGTAAATGTTATCATCAGATGTATTATTTGACTTATATGGAATTTTAATTGTTATATCTTGAATATCTGTTGGTTTTAAATATAAATTATCATTACCATTTGATACACGATACCATAATTTAAACATACCAACTGGTATTGTTCCAAATTTACCATCTGAAAATCTTAATGTAATTCTATCATTTTCTCGTGTTTCAACTTTAAAAATATTGCGAATTGTTGTATCAGTATTATTATAAACAAGATATTCATTATTTGCTATTTTTGTCCAAACATCTTTAACTAAACCAGTAGAAATATCTAATTCTTCAAACCAAACATCATATTCATTAATATTATCTTTATTAACATCAATTGAATAGTTTTCAACTTTTTGAGAAATGATTTGATTTTCATACTGTAAAGTACCTTGTTTCCAATAAACAAAGAAACCTGTATTTGTTGAACCATTTCCTGTACCATCATTACGATATAATAAATGAAATGCTTGTTCAGGAATTGGATTTCTTTCTTCAATTTGAGATAATTCACTATTAATGTCTGGATTAACAACTTCAAATTGTTGTGTTGTAGCATTTACTTGTGAAGTAAATGGGAAAACAGTATTAGAAATTGTTGTAGTATTCATTTGATACAATTGAGTAGTAATATTATCAACAGTTTCTCGTTTTAATGGTTTTCCATATGGATTATTTGACACAAATGATGCATTCATAACAGTTAAAAATTGTTCTAACCAATCTGGATTTGAAGCATCATTCCAAAGAATAGGTGTATCTTTTAAAATATTACCAGATGTATCAGTAATATTTTGAGATGTTGTAATAGATTTAATTTTAGCAATACCTGTTGCACAAATATTTCTTTTTGGAGAATAAGACAACATTTTTGTAAAATCTAATAAAGATTGTCTTCTTTCTGTTGTTGAAGGGAAAACATCGTGAGCATTTAAATCAACACGATAATGGATTGTTTCTCCAAGATATGATAACCCATTTGAAAACATTCCAACTTCTGAAGATTCAGCCCAATCATTATAATTTTCTGGATTTTGACTTGCAATATATCTTCTAATAACATTTTTTAATGAATCAAAATCACCTGCAACAAAATTAACAACTGATTGATATTTTTCATAAACATCAGTCCAAGATTGTGCATAATTTGTAATTGCCATTATTGTAATCCTTTAATATTCTAATAATAATATTTATATAAAAATAAACTCCCATCTTATTAAGGGAGTTTATTAAATTTTTATTCTTATATAGATTTATTTTCCTTTTTTAGCATCTAACAACATTTTACTTGCTGTTGTATATCCGACACCTTCAAGAATTAATTTTTCAATATAACGTCTATCTAATTTTAACCAATCAGCAGAATCATATTTTTTATACATTGATTTTGCAGTTTCATAAATAGATTTAATTTTTTTCTTATTAATTGTTGATTCAAATGTCATTGTTAATGGATTTTCTTTCATACCTTCAGAAGCATCTTTACCAAAAGTTGTTGTATCAACTTCGTGATAATCAGGTTCATTTCCTTGTTCATCTGTATCATCATTAGCAAATAATGATTCATCAGTAACAGGTTCACCAACATTAGTGTTAACAGCAACTTCATCATCAGCTTCATTAATTTGAACACCTGCATTTCTTAAAATTGCATTAATATGTTCATCTAATTCATCATCCCAAAGATTTTGAGCATCCCATCTTTTAGCTACATCTTTATCATCAGAATTTGGTAAAACTTCATTTGCAGCCATTTCAGCAGCTTCCCATTCATTTTCACCATCTTTTATTAATTCTTGCCATTTTTCAAAAATTTCATTTTTATATTCTTCTAATAAATCACTATCAAATTCAGATTGTAATTCTGCGTTATCATAAAAATAATCTGACATAAATTCATCAACATTACCATATGAGCCATTAGCTAATGCAACATCATCTTGATATTCATCATATTGCCAATCTTCAATATCATCACCATCAGCTTCACCAACGATTTCTTCTGCATATTCATCTTGTTCTGCATCATCAACCATATCGTGAGCAAAATCTAATTGAGGTGTTTCTTCTAATGTTCCATCTTCATCAATAAAATCTTCACCAGGAACATTTTCTTCTGCTTCATTTAATTTTTTATCAAAATTTAAATCTTCAACACCTGCAATATCAAATGTTTCACGCATTAACATTTCTAATTCTTCATCTAATTCATCATCAAAATTATTTTTTTCATTAGCAACAACTGTTGAATCTTTTTGAGAAGGGTCTAAAACAACATCTTCATCAACTTCATCATACATACCATCGTCCATCATTGAATCCATTGGCATATCTTCAATTGAAGAATCCATATTATCATTCATTTCAGGTTGTTCATTTTCTTCTGAATTTAATTCAGGTGAATCTACAATTGCAGTATCAGCTGGTAATTCTTCATCAAATTCAATATCATCACCAGAATCATCAAAAATAGATGAAGGCATACCAATTGACATTGGTTCTTCACCCATATTAGGTTCATCTATTATTGAATCAGATGATGACATATCATCATTCATATTCATTCCCATAGGATTTGCTGTTAATGGGTCAGAAATTGTTGAATTATTTTCAGCTTGACTTGCTAATGATAGCATTTGAGATAAAGCATCAGCATCTTCTGTTTCTAAACCATTAATAGAAATATTATATTGTGCTTCATTAAGTTTATTCATTTTATTCTCCGTAATTACTGGTGTTATTTCACTTTCTGATGCTGATAGTTGTGTATTATCATCAGCATTTCTTAAAATAATATCACTTTTATTATTAATATTTATTACTTCATAATGTTTTTCAAGTGAATCTCCGTCTAATGTTACTATATCTCCAACTCTTATTTTGTCAAGTGATTCAGTATCATCTTTAACCGTTTTATCAGCTTTTTTATAAAATTCATTATAGATAATATTTGGATTAATATTATATTGTTGACATACTACCGAAATTGCTTGTGTAACAGAAGAACCATTATTAATTAATTCTTTAATTTTATTAAATATTTGTGTTTTATTAGACATCAAAAATTCCTTTAAATAATAACTAAAAATATTTATTCAATATATTTAAGTTATAAATATAAACATAGGATATTCAATAAAAAGGTATAAAAATGACAGTTGATGTTAATTATTGGTATAATGCTCAAGTAAGAACTATTGTTCTTCATACTCAACGTTTATTTTCAAATTTTTATATTTCAACTGGTAAAGATGAAAATGGAAAAGATAAACTTAAAAGAGTTCCTGTTATTTTTATGACAAGTGATAAATCTGTTGCATCAATAATTAATAAAAATACTGATACTATTATTGAAACTGCTCCTAAAATGGTTTTAACAATTTCAGATATTCGTTTAAATAATGATTTAATTAGTGGTTCCCCTTATTATGAATATGAAACAGAAATAACAGAAAAAAAATTTAATGATGAAAGTGGAAATTATGAATATGAACCAGGAAATTCCTATCACATTAAACGTTTAAATCCTGTCCCTTTAGGTTTTGTTTTTAAATTATATGTGTTAACAACTAAATTAGAACAAAAATTTCAATTATTAGAACAAATTAGAGCATTATTTTCTCCAACTCTTGAATTACAAACTTCTGAAAATCCATTAGATTGGACACGTTTAACAGCTATTACATTAACTAATTTAAATTGGTCATCAAAAGGCATCAGTAATTTAGACTCAACAACATTAGATGCAATGGATATGACTTTTGAAGTTGATACCAACTTAGATTTACCTTCATTAGTTTCAAGAAATCGTATGATAGAAACTATAATTATGGATATTGGACAGGCTGATACTCGTGAAAATATGTGGGGTTGGACAATGGAAGATATTATTAGAACTTATTATACTCCATCAGATTCAACTATCATTGTTTCAAATAATAATAACATACAATTAGTACCAAATAATAAAATTAAGACGTGGTATGATTTATTTAAAATGTATGGAATAAAATATAATAAATCTAAACATAATATATATCTTCATTGTATGATAAATTACAATATTGATGATAAAAAAGAAATCATTGGTAATATAATTGTTGATGATAATGATTCAACAAAAGCTATTTGGACAATTAATGAAGATATGCTTCCATCTACTAATTTAGAACCCGTATCTGCTATTATTGACCCACACGATACAAAGCCAAAAAATATTGAAGGTGAACGTTATTTATTAGCAGATGAAATTGGTAATAATACTCAACTTTGGGGTAAATTATTAAATAAAAATGGTGAAGAAATATCTTCAATACCTGAAAATTGTATAATTGAATATCAAAATGGATTTTGGAAATTATCTTTAAATCCAATGGAAGAACCCGCAGTATATTATTTAAGAGATAATTCCGATGCGAAATATTTATATACTTGGAATGAAGATTATAATGTATGGGTTGATGTTATTAATAAAAAATATAGACCAGGATTTTGGAGAATATCTCAAATATAATAAATATTTTTATAATTATAAAATAAGGAATTTAGAATGGCAATGGATTTAAAATCAATTTTAGAAACTATGAAGAAAACATATTCTTTCAGAGTTAAAATTGCTGCTGATATTACAGATGAAAATTTAAAAAATGTTGATACTATTTTAAATGTTAAAGGTATGACTAAAAGAACAAAACCTGAAGCATTACCCTTAGCATCAACACCTTATGATTTTCCAAGATTACAAGGATTTTTTGGAACAATTTATAAATTTGAAATGGATTTTGAATATCCAATTACTCCATCTCAAATTGTTAATGAATTATCAACACAATTAGGTTTAGATAGAGCTTATATTGTTGTTAGAAATATTGATGCTCCTGTTGAACAGTATGAATCAACATATTTAGAATATAAAGATGAAGATTATATTTCACAATTAGTACAAGATGAAATTGATAATAAAATCAATCCTAATGATTATTATGGTGATGAATATAATAAAGATTTAGTTAAAGCGTTACAATCAAAAGAAGCCAAAAAACATCAACAAGGTTTTACTGAATTAGATAAAAAGAAATATAAAGGTGCAGAATAATAAAAAAGAGAGGATTATCCTCTCTTTTTTAAACTGTTGAACCAACAACAATTCCAACTTTAGAAGTCACATCATTTCTTCCACAAAATACAATTTTATCAGGAAATACTTTAATTTTATATTCTTCATTAATAGACATAGCTTTAAACATATTAATAAAATATTCAACTGAAAAATACATATTATCTTTAAACTCAATATTTTCAACAATATCTGAAATTTGAATTAATCCATTATCAATTGTTTGATTTTCATTTCCAAATAATGCAAAAATTCCTTCGTTTGTACTTTTTAATCTAAAAGTTTTTTCACCAAGTAAAGAACTCATTTTACTAATATTTTTAACTACTTCATCAGTTATATAATTATCTCCTTCTCCCGAAAATTCTTTTAAATTTAATTTCTTTTTAGAATAATTATTTAATAAATCTTGTTGACTTGAAATCATATTATAACTTTGTAAATAATGATTAACTTTTAATCTTCCTGCGGAAAATGTTGCTAAATGAGGATAATTATAATCATTATATACTAATTTTACTTTTAATTTATCTTCATTATCTCCTGAAAATGTTCCTAAAATAGAATTCATAATACTCCAATCTCGTATTGCAAATTCTTTATCTTCATAACCATCTTCATTAGATTCCGCATACGCAAATACTTTGTCATCAAATGTTCTGCAAGATATACAACAATGTTTTGTTGCAGATGGATATACAACAACTGGTTTAAATTCAAATTTATTAAATAATTTATTTACATCTAAAAAAACTTTTTCTAACATATTTCTTCCTTTTTTATAATATATAAAATTTTTAAACTAAAGTCAAAAATCCACCTAAATCATCATCAATCGTCTGCATTGCAGATTTCATTGATAAATTCCAATTCAATGAGCCAAAAATTGAATCCATTGTTGTATCAACAATTGTATCTGACATATCTGCTTCATCAAAAGGAAGTTTAGAAAACCATTCAGGAACATCATTTAAATCACGTGGATATGCAATTGATGTCATACCGAATGGATTATTTTTCTTTAATTTACAAACAACAATTTTATTACCGTCTAATATTCTTGTTGTTGAAGTATCACCATTAATTTCAAGCATACGATTATAATTAATAGATGCCATAACGTGTCCAGGAACTCTTGCTTTTGGATTTAATTTATATTCTTCTGTATATTTTGTTAATCCATTTACAGCTTTTGGTGTCCCTTTTTCCCAAGGTTTAAGTGTATTCCATTCATTATTATAAAATGTTTTAATAATATCAACCAATTCGTCTCTATTACCATCAGATAATAAAGATTCCATCATATTTTTTAATAATTTTCTAACAATCATTGGAGTATCTGAACGTTGAATTTGTAAACCTTTAATTTTTAATTTTCCTGCCTTTCCGTGAACATCATATCTTTCACCTTCATTATCAAAAACCATTAATGCATATCTTTTTTTGGAAACGTAAAGACCACGAGTAGCAACAATTTCTCGTGCTGCTTTAATAATCTTAGAATTTTCATCTGTTACGTGAAAAATATTTTTCACGTGGTCAGCATAAGAACTATCAACTAATTGAGAAATTTCATCAACATATTTAATAACATTTTCTTTATTATATACAAAATCTGGATGTTTTTCTTTAAATTCAGGTCTTGATAATGCAAAATATGTTGAATCGGTATCTCCATATACAACAATTCCACCTGTATGTTTATATGTACCAACAGCTATTTCATTTAATTTACTTGCCATATGTTGAACAATTTTACGACCAGATGCTGTGGTAGATGCACCCAAACGAAAATCATAAAAAGTTGAACCAGAATTTAATAATGCTCCATAACTTGAATTCAAATTAATTTTACGTAGATATTGTTCCAAATCCCAATAATCTTCTTTTTCTTTATAATATTCTTTATTGACTGGTTCAATAATATTATCAGTTAACATTAATCCATATTCAAACATATATTTTCTAATTCCAGAAATATCTTTATTATCAACAAGTTTTTTTAATTCTTTAATATCATATTCTTTAAAATTAGAACTTGCTTGAATACCTTTTAATTCATTAACAATATCATCAGATATTGCTAAACCATCTTTCAAATTACGATACATTTTAGATTTAGCTTTCATTGACTTTCTATCAGCATACCATTCAGATAGAATTTTAGCAACTAAACCTTGCTTATCAGTTCTAAATAATGTTCCAAATGCAGAAATACATAAATTACTATTTTCAGAAAAAACTAAATTATAAATTTCTTTAGCTGACATTTCAGCACATTCACCAGTTTCTAATTGTAACTCTAAAATATCATCAGTTTGATTCATAATTTTTTGATATTCTAAAGTTCCAAACATTTCATCACCACCCCACGCTTCACCCCAAGCTGGAATTCTTTCACCTTTTTTAAACCATAAATTATCTTCTTCAATTTTTTTCCAAAGATATGGCATAGTATATGTTAATTTAACTTGTGCAACAATAGTTTCAGGACTCATATTTAAACATCTAATCGTAGATGGATAAAGTGAATTCAAATCTGTATCTGAAATCCATTCGTGCATACCAACAACAGGGTCTTGAACAAATGCCCCAGGAGGTCTAATTCCTCTCCATTCATCCCCTTTTCCTTCAATTCTATCAGGAACATAATAGCCAGAATCGTGGGCATTATTAATAACTGCTTGGTCAAACCAAGCAACTGTTCCCATCGTTGCTTCTAATGTAACAGGAATAGAATGAGCTTGACGATTATGAATGTTAATATAATTTAATTTTTTATCAATACGAGCTAACAAATTCGTATCTTGTCTATTATATTCTAAAAATAATTTAAAATTATCAAAATATAAACGAGTTAAAGTTCCCTCATACTTTACTTTTCTATCCCCTAATTCTTCATAAGAAATATTATCTAATGAATAAGATTCGTGTTCATTAGGAGTATGTTTTTTATACAATCCTAAATAATCTACAGACCATTTTCCAACAAATGAATAATTTTTAACAACACGACCATATGTTTCAACTTCTTTACATAATGGTGGCTGATTCCATAAACAATATTCTTTAATTTTTTCTGAACCCCATATCTTTATTGTTCTTCCAATAATATATGGTATATCAAAAAAATCTGAATTCCAACCAGAAATAACATCTGCGTCATCAAACAATTTAATCATACAATCAATTAACTGCTTTTCATCATTACATAAAAAAGTATCTTCTAAGCTATTACATATATCTTTAGCTTCTTCCCAAGATAAATTATCAGGTTTAATTGTTAATGTAATTGTTTTATCTAACCAATCTAAATAAATTGACACAGCATTAATAGCACAAGGAGTTTCAGATACTAATGTATTAATATCACCTGCTACTGCTGGGTCATAGTCAACTTCAATATCAAAAAATGCTTTATGTAATTTTGGTTCTTGACAATTTTTATAATTTTGATATAATACTTTATGAACTAAATTAAAATTCATTTCATATGTTCTAACACCCGATTCTTGACATTGTTTTCTATGAGAACTAAAATCACTATACTTATGTAAAGTAATTTTTTTTAATCTTTGACCATCAATTCCCATATCATATCCATTATCATCGGGAACTAAATATTCATAAATTAATGGATATGTTGTTGTCACTCTATTTCCATTTATTCTTTCAGAAACATAAAGTAAATTGTTTTGTCTATCTAAATAAGTACCCACATACATATAAAAATCCTCTATAAAATAACTTAGATATTATAACATATAAATTTTAATTTTGCGAATTAAAATCTCCACCATCAATTGTTAAATCAGTTAAATTTAAAGAAGAACTTGGTGTTTCATTAAAATGTTTATTCGTTAATTCTGCCATTATTTCAAAAATAATATATCCTAAATCATCTATTTCTTGTAATGTAAATTTAACTTCTTTCGCTCTTTGACGTTTAGCTTCAAGAAGTTTTTTATTAAAATTTTTCAATACAAATTCACGACTTATCATTTTTCTCCTTTATATGTAAATAAATCATTAAAAATAATTTTAGATTTTCCTAAAAATACGCAATTTTCTAAAATATATTTAGTTTCCAAATATCTTGTTTGATTATTTGCATATAATACATCAAAGGGTTTATAAACCTCATAATCAGTATCAGTTATGGTTTTATAAATAAAGAAACGCATTTCCTTTTTATTATCAAACCATATTTCTCCAACTTTAGGTTTTTTCATAATATCACCTTACCTTTCAATGATTTTATCACAACTCATATCCCAATCGCTTACACTTTCATTATTAAATATCATTTCTTTAATAAATTCTAATGCTTTCTTTTTATATTTTTTTGAAAGACAATTACCATTATAAAAAATATTATATGTTTTAAAATCAACAAAATATACTCCTGTATGCGAAATCATTTCTTCCTTAAAAACAATTGTAAAAATTGTTTTATCACGGACATCTTTAATATTTCTTTTAAATTCTATTTTTACAAGTCTTGGAGTATTAAAACATTGAAAATGATATTGTGTTGTTCCAACTTTATTGTAATAATCACAATTTTTTATAATTTCCATTTTTAAATGATTAAATTCATCTAATTCTTCTAAATATTTTTTATATGAATTTTTCATAAATTTTTTTATAAACCAAAGAAACATATTTTTCTCCTTTATACAAGGTTAATACAATGAAAGTATTAACCTTGTGCCTTAAAGTTATATATTGGAATAATTCGGTCAACAATATCAACAGTTTCACCAATAGCATCAATAATAACATTCATATCCTTATATGCCATAGGAGATTCATCTAATGTTGATTCTGAAACACAAGAAGACCAAACATCCTTCATCTTATCCTGAAATTCTTCAACAGATAAAACAGATTTTGCCTTACCTCGTGATAAAACCCGTCCTGCACCGTGTGGTGCTGACTGATTCCATTCTTCATTGCCCTTACCAATTCCAACAATTGAACCATCCTTCATATTCAAAGGAATAATTACTCGCTCGCCCTTCTTTGCAGAAATTGCACCCTTACGAATAATCATTTCCCGATTACCAAGAAATTCAATATAATTATGATGAGTAAAAATTGAATCAACAACATTCCAACCCATATGTGAACAAATTTCGTGAACAATAACTTGGTGATTTACAGTTGCAAATTCTTCTGCTACCTTCATATGTTCAACATATAAATCTAAATCTTCACCATCTAAATATCGTAATTCTGGTGGTAATTTATCAGAATCAATATGATTCTTAATCCAATCTTGACGTTCCTTTGGTGGAATTTGTGATAATGCAAAAACTCTCTTTGCATCAATTCTATCCTGATAAACCTTTATTGCCTTATCTTGATGAAAATCACAAATCTTCTTACCAAAATTTCTTGAACCACAATGAACAGAAAGCCATAAATAACCATCCTTGTCCTTATTTAATTCTAAGAAATGATTACCACCACCCAAAGTTCCAATTGACTTTAAATGACGATTATACCCATTTTCATCGCCAATTTCCTGACAAACCTTTTCAATCTTTGCCTTTAAATTATCTGAAACTAACTTTGATACAGTTGAACGAATAGACATTCCAGATGGAACATACTTACGAATAACATTATCAAGCTGTTCAAAATCAACTTCCTTAACATCTAACTTATAAGTTGAAATAGAACAAGAAATATCAACTCCAACAAGATTTGGAATAATTCTATCTTTAATAGAAGCAGTAAATCCCACTACACAGCCCTTACCTGCGTGACAATCAGGCATAATACGAATTTGTGAATCCTTAAATATTTCTTGGGAGCAAAGAGTTACTAACTGACCCACACATTCTTCTTCAATTTGGTCAGTCATAACAATAGCTGAATTATACTTTCCCTTAACTTCTAACTTCATCTTTTTTCTCCAAAAAATTTCTATTATATTTTTTATAACATATTTTTTAATATTGTCAATAGATAATTTAATTATCTCTTACTTTTTCAAGTTTAATTTCTCCATCATTTGTAGTATAAAACATATTTTTTATACCAACATACTTAATTAATTTTTGACACATATCACACGGTTTAGCCATAGCTAATTGACCATTTTTATTTGTTCTATACACAAAAATAGAACATCCTTTTAATTTATTCCAATCCAAATTTAACATAGCTGCTTGTTCAGCGTGCAAACTTTCTTCCCATTTTTTATGTTTCATTGATATAGAAGAACTTCTAATTCCATTATGTCCTGAACCATAAATTCTCTTTCCTTTAAAAACGACAGCACCAATTTGAGGATTATAATTAGACTTTTTAGCTTCATTCATTGCACATTTAATAACATTATTATAAAGCATTTATTTTCTTTCATAAAAAATTAAACCTAACATTATTTGTTAGGTTTAATATATTATATAAAATTAAATTGTCAAGAAAAATTATTTATAAATTGGATGATGTAAGCAAAGGTTTTCAACTCCTTCTTTAATAATTAATAAAGCAACTTCTTTTAAAGATAATTCTTTACCAAGATTTTCTTCAAAAATCTCTTTATGCCAATCAATTCCTTCATAATCATATTCATCTATTAAAATATCAATCATATGGCAAATTTGATGAGCTATCCACGCAGCATTATCTTCTGTCATTCCTCTTGTTGTTATTGCTGCTGTTCCTAAACGAATACCAGAAGTTTCTGATTTAGGTCGTGGGTCGTCTTTAATAGCATTTTTATTCACAACAATTCCAACTTCAGATAAAGCATCTTCTAATTGTTTTCCTGAAATATTATATTTTCTTAAATCAAGTAATAACAAATGATTATCTGAACCGTCAGCAATCATCGGTACTTTTCTTTCTTTAAATATCTTCTCCATTGCTTTAATATTTTTAAGAATTTGTTCTTGATATTGCTTAAATTCTGGTTTTAATGCTTCTTCAAAACAAATTGCTTTACCAGCAATAACGTGTTCCAAAGGACCACCTTGAATACCAGGAAATACTGCTTTATCAATTTTTTTACCAAGTTCTATATCATTAGATAAAATAATTCCACCACGAGTACCCCTTAATGTTTTATGTGTTGTTGAAGTAACAACATCTGCATAAGGTAATGGAGATGGATGTAATCCAGTTGCTACTAATCCAGCAATATGAGCCATATCAACCATTAAATAACAAGATTTATTAGGTGCATCAGGATTATTTGAACCACCACAATCATAATAAATTGACTGATTATAATCATCAACAATACTTCTAATCAATTCAAAATCAATAATTTTAGAATAAGCAGAAGCACCAACTACAAGAACCTTTGGGTTATATTTATATAACTTATCTTTAAGTTCAGTATAATTTATTGTTCCATCAGCATACAAACCATAAGATACAGCATTATATAATTTACCTGATGCTGAAACTTTTGAACCGTGAGTTAAATGACCCCCAGCATTTAAATCCATACCTAAAATAGTATCACCTGGTTTACATAACGCTAAATAAACGGCTTGATTTGCTTGACTACCGCTATGAGGTTGAACATTTGCCCAATTACATTTAAACAATTCTTTACATTTATCAATAGCATATTGTTCAATTTCATCAATATAACGACAACCACCATAATAACGATGTTCAGGATAACCTTCAGCATATTTATTAGTTAAAATTGAACCAACTGCTTTCATAATATCTTTTGATACATAGTTTTCAGAAGCAATTAAACATATTTCACCTTCTTGTCTCTTTCTTTCTTTTTCAATTAAATCAAATATTTTACTCATTTTATATCTAATATCCTTTTATTTAATAAATTAACTAAATTGTTTAATCAACTCTTTAAGTTTTGTATTAGTCATTCTTCTCGTATCAATTGGTAAAGTAATTGAAAAATCACAAGTATCAATTGTTAAATCTACTCCTGCTTGAGCTTCACCATTTTCATCAATAAAAACTATATCTTTCATTTCTAATAAATTACTCATTTATAACCCTTTATTTACAATAATTTTTATGGTTAACTCTATAACAATCAGTTTTTCCTTTATAAGGTCTTCTTTCTAACGTTACTTCTTTATATGTTTTGGGTTCATAAACCGTTCTATATGTTGTATTACGATAAATTACTTCAACTGGTTGAGATACTGTATATGCTTCTTCCCTACCATAATAACAATTATCACAAGTTGTTGAACAAGCCGACAATAATAATACCAAACTAAATAATGCTAATAATTTTTTCATATTATTCTCCTTTAACTTCTAATTTAGTTTCTTTTTTAGGCATTACTCTTTCTAATAAAGAAAACAAAAAAGATGTTCCTCTTTCCATAACATCAACTTTTGTTGAATGTTTTCTAAATCCTTTTGTATAATGATTCCAACCTAAACCTTCTACAAAATTATAACATCTACCACTATCTTTCTTTTTTTGTACAATTTTTTTATGATTTAATTTTTCTGAATATACTTTTAATCTACCCATATTTTTCTCCTTTGTTAAACACAATACTAAATGATTTTATATACACTTGTCAAATATTAAAAACCAATACGATTTGCAATTGGAGTTTTATTAACTTGTTCCAAATCAAGCATTTTAATCAACTCATCTTTATTATTTAAACAATCCATAATTTCCGCTTTTTCTTTAACAACTACAAAATCACCAGGTGCTAATGTATTACTATTTAAATGAACATTTTTAATTCCAAAAAAATATTCAAATGCTTTAGTTACCTGTTCAGATGTCATATAATCATATTTTACTTTAAATGTAAATCTTCTTAAAGACGCTTTATCTAATGAATCCATTAAATTAGTAGTACAAATAAATGGATATGGATGTTTTTCCATTTGAGTCAACATTTCATTAACTTGTGTCACTTCCCAGTTTCTAACTGCATTATTTCTATTTTGTAAGAAACTATCAGCTTCATCAAAAATAAGCATTGCTTTATTATCTACTGCTTCTTTAAATGCATTAGCAATATTTTGTTCAGTTTGTCCAACATACATACC